CCCTCACGGGAGTAGACTTAGTCCGATTCAGCGGGGCCCCAGGGGGGTGAAATCCTCCTCTCTGAAGCCATACAGTACCATGGCACCGGTAATTATTTTATTATCGGGAGAGCGTACTACAAAATATTGAATGGTAAACCCAAAACAAAACAAACTAAAGAAAGTGCTCAGCACAGTCTTAAGTTCAGTTGTTAAAGATTCACCTAACCCTAAAGGGTTAACTATAAAAAGATTTGAAGCATTTTTCGATACTTATGCTGATTCTCTCAAAAAGACGATTACCAACAACGGTAAGGAATATGCCTTAAAGCTATTTAAAGAACTCAATGATCAAGCAATACGGTCCGTCACTAATGAAACAATCACTCCAATTCCTTTTCATAAGAGTAATAAAGATGGGATTAGTACCTTACTAATTCCTGTTCTTGACATTCTTCATGGAACAGAATATAAAGAGATTAGGATAGTTTTATCCGTGACACGGTTACACGAACAGATCAGGCTTCCGCCTGAACTTTTGTACAGATCCAATAGTAAACCCTTATTCGGGAACTGAAGCTCTTGGTGAATTTGAGGACTCTTTTGAGAAATTTCTTAACTCATCTGAGCCCGCAAGTAAGCTAAAGGCTAAACTTCCTCGATTTGTACCCTCACGTAGTTTAATATCACGTATACGATCCGGTCCGAATGGACAAGCAGTTGTTACCAGTCATTACGATGCAGTTGCAATATCTCAAGATAAATGGTTACATCAAGCCATTGGACAGTATAATATGATGCTTTCTCAAGGTCATATTAACGATTCAATGAACATGTGTATCCGCGAGTCTCAAAGTATTGTTCCTGACAAAGTATACACCGGTAAGATAACTGTTATATCTGAACGGGCAGGAAAGTCACGTGTATTTGCTACGGGAGACTATTGGTCTCAGAACACGTTACAAAGTTTGCATGACTGGTTAATGAAAATATTAAAATCTCTACCGACTGATGCAACTTATGATCAAACCGCAGGATTCAATAGAATCTTGAAGGTGAAGACAAGTTACATGGCCAGTTTTGATATTTCTAAATTCACAGACCGAGTCCCGCTTACTTTACAACGGATTATGTTAGCACATTATCTCCACCCTGACTTGGCTCAGTTATGGCAGACAATCGTCTCAGAACGAAAATTTCGCGATCCATACAATGATGATATGGTTGAGTGAGCTGTCAACCACTTGGACTTTTGTCCTCATGGGCAACCTGCACTCTACTCCACCACCATCTAGTATGGCTAGC